CTCTTTTCGTGGGTTGAATTAGTGATAACAGAGATTGCGCCAAGCGAGGAACTACTTAACAGTTACGACATGTACTGGGGTAGTGGAGATGGTGCAAAAGTAGCAACCGTTTAATTTATTTATAACATGGGATTACTTATAGGAGTGGGGAATACAACCCCACAATTTCCATATCAAGCTCTTTGGTATGGAATTAAAATCAATCTTAAAAACAGTGGGCATAGTATCGCAGATGGCAAATTGGAACGTGTAGGCAACCTTGATTTGCACAGAAGTTTGCCGATACAAAAGCGCATTAGGCGTTTTATGGCTACTGTAGATGGCAAAGTAAACTATTGGCTTGGTGCAAATGACAGCACACTAAAAGAGGGAGGCGGTGCAGCGAGGTTAAACGCTTTGGATGGCAACGTAATGCTTTATAAGCCGGATTACTGGAGGCGTGTAGAGTTTGATGGTGACTACATGCTTGTAGCAATTAGCGAAGTTGAATTGCCGGGGTTTGTGTATATGGGAGAAAAGGCACGCAGTCCGTGGTTTGCGACATTTGACCGTACTACAAACAAACCTGTTAGTGCTTGTTTTCTGCAATGGAATGCAGATGGCACAGTAAAGAGGGATGCTAACGGATTACTGGTATTAACAGATAATGCAGCAAATTTCAGAGGTGGTGATAACTCTACAACAAATGACGCTAATAACAAATCGCTGCTGGGTATGCCTGCAACTAATACCACTAAAGCAACAATTCGTAGCCGTTGTAAAACACTGGGTGATATGTGGCATCATGGCGGTTGGCGTTTTCGTGAGGAAATGGGTTGGTTAATGGCTATAGAATTTGGCGACCTTGATAGTCAAGCTGCATATAATGCCAATAAAACAGCGGATGGATTTGCACAGGGTGGTTTAGGCAATGGCACTTATGTTGATAGCGCACAATGGAGTGCTTTTAATAGCTATTATCCTATTATACCGTCCGGTATCACAGCTAAGTTAGGTAACAACACTGGCATTATTGATTATGTAATCAAAGAGTGGCAAACAGGCGTAGACAAAACTTTAAAGGTAGCCAGTTACAGAGGTTGGGAAGCACCTCACCAATCTCTTTGGGAACATGATGATGATGTTCTTATTCGCAACTTTAAGCCATCCGAGGGCGGGCAAATGCTCATCTATTTATGTACCGACCCAGCAAAGTTTGCAACCCCTACAGATAAGGCTACTGTTGTGCCGGATGGATACGAGGAGATGGGAGCTTTGCCAGTAGCGCAAGGTTATATTGCATCTATGGGCTATGGGTTGGGATACACATTCCCAAATGATACAACAGGAGGAGCAAGTAACAAGAACTATTGCGACCTTTTTTGGAGGCAGACGGTTACAGATGATAACGGGCTTGATGGCTGGTATCAACTCCTCTCGTGTGTTAGTGCGGTTAATTCGGAGTCTGCGGGAGTACGTGGAGCGAATGCGGATAATCGTGGTGCGCTTACGTATACGTATTATGGGTTTCCCTTGTGCCTTGAATTATAGGGGTGTTCCGTGGCGTTTTTTTTAGGAGGGTGTGCTTCCTTAAACAGAGATTGAAATATTGAAATAACAAAGCGGTTTGCGGGGTTTCGGAAACTCCTCTCGTGTGTTAGTGCGAATAATTCGGAGTCTGCGGGAGTACGTGGAGCGAATGCGAATAATCGTGGTGCGAATACGAATACGAATTATGGGTTTCCCTTGAACCATTTACGGTTTTCTTTGATGTGAACCAAACGACCCCAAAAACCATGCCTCACAGAAACGTAACCTCATTGCTGGGGTTACGTTGGCAAAATAATACGGGTTTAGAAAGTGCTGGTAGATTGCAGAAATGCAAGTGCGAAAGCTCTGATTAAAACAATGGCACACAAAATATATAGCAGTGTAGATAATAATAGCTATTGGCGTGTATGTGACCCTCAAAATGTGTTGCACGCAACGTATAATACGATGAGAGGGAAGTATGGGAGGTACGATGTACAAAAGTTTATGGGTACTGGATATATCGAACGAATTACAGATATATGGGAGATGCTTGATAAACAAACATACGTGCCGAGTAAGTACCATGAAAAGGATATTTACGATGTAAAAGTGAGACATTTAAAAATAGCTCCTTTGTATCCCGATAGAGTTATACACCATTGTCTAATAGATGTTATTGAAACTGATTTAAAGAAACTGTTTATTGCCAATACCTACGCTTGCATAAAAGGGCGTGGTATACATGCTTGTTTGAATGACCTAAAGAAAGCTCTGTTTAATGATAAAAGAGGTACAAAGTACTGCCTGAAAATTGATATACACCACTATTACGATAGTATTGTACATAGTATACTAAAGCAGATAATATCCGAGAAATACGGTGATGAACGGATGTTATGGTTGATGTATACTATAATAGATAGTACGGAGGGAGACGTTGGTTTGCCTATAGGGTTTTTAACCAGCCAACATTTTGCAAATTGGTATCTCACTTTATTCGACCATTGGATGAAAGAAGTGATAAGGGTAAAATACTACTATAGGTATATGGATGATATAGTTATATTGAGCGATAGCAAAGAGCATCTACACATGGTATTTGAGCAAATGCAACAATACTTGGCTGATAAGCTAAAGTTGGAGATAAAAGAAAACTGGCAGATATTCCCTGTTGATGCACGCTCAATAGATTTTGTGGGATACAAGAGTAACCATTACAATATACTTGCACGCAAGAGCATATTGTATACTTATTATCACAAGTTACGTATAATAGCGAAGAAATATGATATTGCAGATGAGGGCATGATAAAGCATGAGCTTGCAGCACATTGGGGCTGGTTAAAGCATTGCAGTGAGGAGCATTTTAATACAATAATAGATAATTCTAAAAAACAGTTGAACTATGAGCAACAGATTAAAACAAGGGGTACACACCAGTAATGTGCAACCCACCTTTGATGTCATAGACAGAATTAAGGGTACAACTCTTTATAACTTCAATCAGCATTTTATTGAAGTTGAGCAAGAGGGTGGAGAAAAGGTAAAGGAGAATGAGTATAATAGTTTGCGTGTGGATTACCCCATTAATGCAAACCATATTTTTGAAACTCTTATTACGGAGCTTTATCCCAATAACGAGGAACAAAAGTTACTCAATGATTATAACGCTGCACTGGCTAAGATTGAGCCGGATGATAAAAAGCAGCCGTATATTGACTTCTTGGAAGTACGTAAACAGATGCGTGCTATGGTTGACGCAGATTGCACTATAAATAATATACCGTTGCAATAAGTATGGGACAGGAAACATTTGATTTTGCAGACCTCTCACTGCAAGGAGAGGCTGCAAACTCTACGTTGCCGAGTGGTGATTATCCGAGTATTGATGAAGTAATAAACAAACCTATTTGGGTAACTGGCTACACGAACGATGTAGAGACTGCAAACGGAAAAAGATGTGTTGTCAATTTTAAATGGGAGCTGGGAGAAAAGGAAACAGCCTTTTTTACATCCTCTAAGAAGTTGATAGGCGTACTCTCCAATGCTGGCATACGTTTTCCTTTCCATACAATAATTAAGGTTGTATTCATCCGTGATATGGCTGGCTTTGAGTTTCGCAGTAGCAAAGAAGCCATATCACAGGATGATATAGACAGCTTAAATATGTATCAAATAAAGAAACGTAGCTACTTGAAACAAAGGAGGTAAAGTATGGATGTGATTTTTAAAGGTGCAGAGAATATGCTATTGATATTTGTAATAGCATGTATTATTGTATTTGCATCTATGTGCGTAGACCTTATTAGTGGGCTTTACAAAGCCAAACTTAGAGGAGAAATACGTAGTAGTTTTGGGCTAAAACGCTCATTGGGAAAATTTATAATGTACATGGGAGGTATGCTAATAGCATGTGGTGTTGATGTGCTTATGCACCTATGTAAATTCTTTCAAATAATACATGTGGATGCTCTTTTTGGCATCCCTGTATTTACTTGTTTATTGGGAGTGTTTTTGCTAATTGTTGAGTTTCTTAGTGTGCGAGAAAAGGCAGACCAAAAAACGAAAACAGAAATAAGTAGAGTGGAGAAACTTGCAGCGCAGATGGTTAAAAAGGATGATTTGGTAGATGCCTTAACACAAGCATTAACCTCTGCTATAAAAAAGGAGAGTTGATAAATGAAAGTACTTTTAGATAATGGGCATGGCGAAAATACAGCCGGAAAACGTTCTCCTAAATGGCGAGACGGTTCGCAGTTATTTGAGTGGGAGTATACACGTGAAATAGCCCAGCGTGTAGAATTTGAGCTTATAAAGTGTGGGGTTGATGTTGAACGTATCGTAAAGGAAAGTATAGATGTTTCTTTGCGTGAACGCTGCAACCGTGTAAACGAAGTATGCGCAGAGGTCGGT